TGAGCAATGATCTTCTTAACGCTGTCGTCACCATTGGCTTGGAAGTTAAACGACTGGTTGATGACTACGTTATCACCACCGCCACCTTCCATCTGTACACCTAGCTTACCGTTAGCACCACGCTTGAGTGGCATGATAGCTTCAGGCCCAGCTTCACCCATAAGACCAGTCTTACCACCAGCCATAGGGAATAAGGTTGGGCTTCCGACTACACCACCGTTAGCATAGGCTTGTATCTGTGATCCACCTTGCCATGCTCCACCGTCAGCTTGACCATAGGTAGATAGGGCATTTCCTATAGGCCCACCAATAGCTCCACCAATAGCATTTATCGCCCGTTGGATGACAAGAACCTTGTAGAGATGTCTAACAATATCAGCAGCCATATCACGGAAGGCATCCTTGACGGACTTAGTGCCATCTACCATAGACATTAAGCTATCTTCCATAGCTGAACCTATGGTGTTAGCAAGGTCTATACGCTGTTGTTCTACCCGCACTAGCTCAAGGTTCTTGTTAATCTGTTCCTCAAGACCAGCGACAGTCTTAGGGTTATTCTTAACAAAGTCTACACCAAGGGCTTGTATGACCCTTTGTCTGGCTTCGGTTTTACCAAGGAGTGCATCCTCTAGGTCAAGTTGTTTCTGTAGTTTACTTAGGTCTGACTCTTTGACGGCAGGTTCTTTTTTAGCTTTTACCGGAGTCTTAGGTGCATCCATCCTAGATTGTGCATACGCCTGAGAGTACAACAACTGTTGGTATTGCTCATCAGAGAGACCAGCAAGTCTTTCTATCTGAGTAGGTCTTTTACTGTAGATTTCATTTAAGGCTTGTTCTGCTTCCAATAGACCTTCGGCGGAGCCTAATATATCCTCATAAAGATTTGCGGTATCATCAATGGTTCCACGGCTATCTTCAAATAGTTTATTAAGCGCACTTTCCGCATTAAGCAGTCCTTCGGATGATCCTAAGATGTCCTCATAGTTATTTGCAGTGTCGTCTATAGTTCCAAGTCTGTCTTCGAATAACTTATTTAAGGCCATCTCTGATTGATAAAGACCTAGGGAAGAACCTAGTATGTCTTTATATAGATTGGCGGTATCATCAATAGTACCAAGCCTGTCCCCAAAGATTTTGTTTAACGCTGCTTCCGCTTGAGCTAGACCTTTTGAGGAGCCAATTATATCTTCATAAAGATTTGCGGTATCGTCTATAGTTCCAAGTCTGTCTTCGAATAACTTATTAAGAGCCTCTACCTCTAGGGCTAGGCCCTTTTCTGTTCCCAGTATATCTTGATGGGTTGACAGGATGGTTTTCTTCACAGTTTGAGTCTCTTGCATCTTAAGCAAGCTCTCGCTGATCTGCTTTATTAGTTTATCTTCTTCTTCACTACGTTCCCCATCAAGATCAGATAAGGTCTTAGTAGCACTAAGCAATCTTTGTGTAGCGGCTATCTGCCCCTCTAGGTTCCCCTCAGAGGCCGCAAGAGCATCTTGTGCATTTAAGAACTCGCCAGTTAGTAATCTGGCCTCTTTAACGGCAGCTTTTCCAGCCCTAGTAAAGGCCATCATAATATTTACGTCAAAGAAGGCGGCTATCCCACCCCTTCTCTCACCATCCCCGCTAACCTCATACAGTTTAGTAAGAGAGGCGGCTAAGTCATCTATAGCTCTTTGTGCTTCGTTCTTAGCTATTTCCCTTAGCAGAGCAAGGGTGCTTTTGATTTCTGTTGACGCATTGCCAAAGCTCTTCTCAAGCTCCTCGTTAGACATTGCGGCTGCTTCTGTGGCTTTTGTTAACTTATTTAAGATGTCGGTAGTATCTTCAAGTATTTCTTGAAATTCCCTTACGTCCTCACCAGCAGTAAGCATCTTGTAGGCCATACCACCTACAGCAGCGCCTATAGCAATAACAGCACCAATGACAGCACCTTGTGGGCCAAAGACCCCGGCAAACTGAGAACCCTGCTGACCAAAAGCTGTAAAGAAACTCGTGCCACTTTGTAACTGAACCACGAAATCCTGTAGCTGATAGCCACCTTGTTGGATTTGCATATTGAAAGTGTTTAGCTTTTTACCACCATTCTTAGCAACAGCGCCAAACTGGTTCATACCTCTTGCGGCTTTATCAATACCTTTTTGCGCTACTGTACCAGACGACCCTAACTGATCGACCCTGTTTGTTGCGGTAGCAACGTCAGAGGAATCTACTATGATCTTAATATCAGCCATTTGCCACCCTTAAGTATTCTAGGTCTATTCTCTTGATGGCCTCAATCTCCCAAGGCTCAATAGATGTTTCCGTAAGTTCTTTCCATGCCTTAATCTGCTCAAAGGTAATAGGCGCTGGGCCACTAAAGCCTGACCCTCTGCTAGAGCTTAAAGCAATAAAGGCAGACCAAACGTGGGATATTAGCATGGGGAAGGGTGTCGGGGGTTCCAATGCTCCTATTCTACGTCCAGTCTGCCTCTCTACTTGTTCAAGATGTTCTCGTTCTGTAGTACCGTTCTGATCTGGCTTATTGAGTTTGAACTGGTGTTCAGCCCACTCAACTAACTCACAGATCAGACCTTCGTAAAATCCAGAGAGTCAGTTACTACCTCCTCAAGCTGGTTCTTAATCCAAAAGACTTCTTCGTAAATGTCTTTGGCCTTAGCGACAGTGAGCTTAGGCATCTCTCCGCCGTAGGTAATGTTCCAAGCCTTAGTCGTCTTAGCTAAGACCTCCAGCGTAGCTTCCTCAATATCTGAGTAGTCAACATCTTGAGACTTACTCTTCTGAGCTTTCTTAAGCCGTTTGCTGATTTGCTCATGTTGAGCTTTCTTATACTCTTTAGAATGGGGCGCAAGAATAGTAATTGTCATATCCGTGCCATCATCATTCTTAAGTACATCACCTGTTGCTGGATGTTTGATCTCAACAACAATGTCGTCTAAATTCGGTGTCAGGTCTTTTAAGTCCATGTCGGTTTCCTTCGGGGGGTTTAAGGTCGGGTTGATTAACGTGGAGACCCCCGACCCGACTCAGGAGCCTCCACTACCTAGCTAGGTATCCAGTTATGCTGATCTTGTGATCTTGAAGTTAGTATCTTCTGTGCTATCATAGAGGGCTACGAAGGACATAGTGATCATACGGCTTTCTGGGCCATCAACACCTACGTCAGCACTGTTAACTTTGATCTTAGGGAAGAGGAAGGTGAGGGTATTACCCGCGACATCACCTACGACAACTTCCATTGCAGTATCTACTTCGTTAATGAAGCGGTCAATCAAAGCTGTGTCTTCAAAGTAAGCTGTGATAGTACCTTCAACTACAGCACGTCCATACTCAAGTGATGGTGCAGAAGAGTCACCTATAACAAAAGTAGGAGAGAAGCTATTGTCTAGCGTCAAGTCAATGCTCGTGATGATAGCAGCTTCTGTTAATGATCCACCAGTGTTGCCTAACTTAAGTGTACCTGAGTAAGCATCAAATGGTGCAGAACCTGAGTTAGCTGTCTCATCACGTTGAACCGCAAAGCCTACCGATGCAGTACCTGTTCCTGAACCAACACCAGTTGCAGTAAAGGTTGTACCTACGTTATTGTCAGCAGAGCCGATAGCTGTAAAGTCTGTAGTACCTACCGTGACAATCGTATATGAGTCACCAGTTACAAAAGAACCAGCAGTTATCGTAGGGTTCATGTCTTTGCCTACAATACCAAAGGTAGTCGTTACCATTTGGTTTGGAGCAAGAGAGATACCCATCGTTGACACTGTACACCCAGTGAACCTACGAGCAAGGTCAATGTCAGCAGCGTAATCTTGAAGTGAGAAGAACTTTGGTGTCACCCCAACCTTGAGTACGTTAGTTGACCAAGTATTAAGCATAGCAGATTCAAGGAATACATCAAAGTCAGAATCACGCAAGTCAGATACTATGTCTCCGCCAACTTGACGGTTACCGTGACGGTCAACCCGTGGCATACGGTCAGCTTGGATGTCATTACCTTCTACACGATCCTTAGTCAAGTTCATAGAGTTGGTGGTGAAAGGTAGGTTAATAAAGTTGCCAGATGGTGTCGTACCAAACGTAGATTCTACGATAAACGACAGGCTGGAGCGTGAACCCTGTGCAAAGGCCATGTTGTATTTCTCCTATAGGGAAGTTACTTGTAGATGTACCAGCCGATGTTGACCGGGATAAGATACCAAGGGGCATCGATTAATGAGAGGTCTCTCTCAGCGTAGTCAATAGAAACTATGAAAGTCTCAGCTTCACCGTTAGTAAAAGAAATGTCAGTCGTGGCTTCAAAGGCTGTCATAACCTTGTTGGCTATATCATCAGCAGTAGCGGGGCCATTACCTTCGGGTGTGTAACAGAATACACGGAAGACACCTTGATACCGTTGTTGTGGATTTAAGCCTCGTACAGCGGGTCTAC